CATAGGCTTCGAAATGAAGGCCCACCTTAAAAAAGGAAGAGTTACTGGTAGGAACAAAAAGTTTCAGTCCAGAATCGGTTCCTCTAAGTATTACGGCAGGGCTTCATGGGGAAGAGGCGAGGCTTCTACTCACTGGCACAAGAAGCTCCGTCCGCGTGCTCACCACTTTAAGCACAAGTCACACTGGCGTCACCGATCAAGAAAATATTCACCCTTTTAAAATTATGGCAGACAGTTTTTCACCCCCAGAGCAGGTTCGAAAGAACGCGGCTCGATCACTAGAACTTCGCAAAAAGCACGGTCGAGGTATGACCGCAGTTGGCGTTGCACGCGCCCGTGACCTTTCTAATGGAAAGAACATTTCCGCTGACACAATTAAGCGGATGCACTCATATTTTGCCCGTCACGAAGTTGACAAAAAGGGCAAGGACTGGGCAAATCAATCCAACCCATCAGCCGGTTACATTGCGTGGCTTGGTTGGGGTGGAGATGCCGGTCGTTCTTGGGTTAATGGGATTATGAAGAAATTGAATGCTAAAGAATCTCAGGAGATTTCAGATATGGCTTCAACAAAAGCTGCAACCATTCGTGGTGTATTTCTTAAGCCCGGCGTTTCAAAGAATCGTCGTCTTTATACAAAGAACAACATTGCTAAGGCCGTTCAGCGCATGAACGAGCACTTGGCAAAGGGTGAAGGTATGCCATTGAATATGGCTACCAGTCACGCCGCCGCGTTCCAAGATGATGCTACATCAACAGTTGGTCGCATTACCGCTGTAAGCCTTTTGCCAGACGGATCAGCAACTTTCGAAGCTGAAATTGCTAACACTGCTCATGGTCGTGATGTTGCAAACCTTGCTGCGGGAAACTTTATTAAGGGAGTTTCTATTCGTGGCGAATGGGCCGCTGAGCCACGCGCCGTAGTTCACTCTGACGGCGAAGAAGCAACAACTGCCGATGACCTCATGGTTCACGGCATTGACTTCACCAACAGCCCTGGCGTTGAGGGCGCTGAGATTAAGTACGCTCAGCTTTCCGAATCGGACACCTCAAAGGCTCGTTTCGCAATCTTTGAGTCAATTGACGATGTTGAAATTGTTGAAAAGTTTGTTGAACCTGAAATAAACACCGAAGAGATCATTCGCAACGCTGTTGAAAGCGCTCTTGAAGAATTGGCAGAAGCCAAGGATGCCAAGAAGCCATACGGCAATGTAACGTACGCTGACCCTGGCTACCAAAAAGACAAGCAAAAGCGTTACCCTATTAACACCGCCGCTCACGTTCGCGCTGCTTGGTCGTACATTAACCAAGACAAGAACGCAAGTCTGTACACCGCCGCACAGTTGGCTCGAGTTAAGGCTCGTATTAAGTCAGCTGCTAAGAAGTTTGGAATCAACATTGTCAGTGAGCACGAAACGCTTGCTTCCGACATTGCCCAAGTCCTCGAGGCGTACGCGTCAATTTCGTTGAACAACGACTTTGACACAATTAACATTACTGGTTACGCAGTCGACCCGCATCAGTTGCGCACGGTTGCTAACCGAATTGCTTTTGGTGCCATTGCTGCTATGCACGCAATCGATCCTGACGATGACGGCGACATTTACTTGTCAAAGCCCGACTGGTCGCAAGTAGACGCTACAGGCGATGCAAGTGGCATGGGCCCAGAAATCGACGGAGATGAAATGTACACATCAGACGACAACAACATGGAATGCGCTTCTTGTGGCAACATGTCAGAAGCTTCAACATACTGCCCCGCATGTGGCGCGCTAATGTCGCCCCTGTCGAACACCGACGGAATTACATGCGTTCAATGTGGAACACCTACAGTTAAGGGCGCTTTGTACTGCCACAACTGCGGTGTATCAAAAGAATCTGCTGACACACAAACTTGCGCTAACTGCGGAGAGTCTAACTGCCCAGCAGAAGCCGTTGCTTGCCACATGTGTGGCGAACAACTTTCGGGTTCAATGACCCAAAATGCGCTTGGATGTACCACATGCGGAGAAACAACTCCACAAGACGCAATGTATTGCCCCAATTGCGGGGACCCAATCCCACAGGCAGAGTCGTTCGACGATGCCCCAACCACAGATAAGGAGTCAGAAGTGTCTGACGAAACTACCGCTGCTGAAGCTCCGGTTGAGGTTGCTGCCGAGGAATCGACCGCTACCCGCACCCTGAGCGACGCAGACCTTAAGGCTTTGGCCAGCATTATTGCTGCCGCCATTCAGCCCGTAGAAAGCACTCCAGAGCCCGAAGAGGAAGTCGAAGTTGAGACTGCCGAAGTCGAGCCTGAAGTTACCACCGAAGAGTCAACTAACTCACAGGAGAATCAAGTGACAGAAAAGAACATGTTCAGCGCCGAAGAGGTTGCAAAGATGGTTGCCGAGGCCGCTCAAAAGGCCGCTACCGCTGCTGTCGAGCAAGCTACACAAAGCGCTGTTGAATCCTACCGCTCTGGCAAGGTTTTCCGCAAGGGACTTGTTGGCGGTTCGATGGGCAGTGACGCCTCGGACCTTTCCGAAGCAGAGCTTACGCCGGAAGCTTTGGCTGAAATGAACTCAAGCCAATTCCGGAAGGTCCAAAGCGAAACATGGGGCGCAACTCCATTCTTCGCTAACAAATTCGCACAAGCCGACCGCGGCTTCTAACCAATCAATCAATTCTTTAAGGAGAATAGCAAATGTCAAATGACTTGCAAGAAGCTCTGACCGCTGCTGGCGCCGCCGCACTGGTACAGAAGCAAATCGACCCAGTATTGCTCGAGTACCAGCGCCGTTACGCGCCACTCGTTCGCACGCTTCCATCGACCAAGTGGGGTTCAACGGTCTACTACTTCAACAAGCGCACACAGCTTCCTACCGGTGGTTTCGTAACCGACGGTGGTGCCCGCCCCGTGAGCACATCGAACTACGCTCAGGAGAACTTCCAGATTCGTCTGCTCCAAAGCGTTGGTGCGGTCACTGGTTACTCGCAGGCTGTTACTGCTGACCTGATCGGCGACCTCCGTGCCCGTGAAATCGAAGGCGCTGCCCGCGGTTTGTACTGGGACATGGAAACGGCTATCCTCTGGGGTGCTGGTGCACCTACGGCGAACGGCCCATACCCTCAGTTCGACGGTCTTGACGTTATCTGCTCGTCCTTCACTTCTGCTTCGACCGGTGGTCCTCAGAATGGTGTTGGTGGCGGTACGATCGACAACTACGGTGGCGAGCCTACCTGGGGTGGCGTTGCTAACCCTTGGGTCGATGGTATCGACCAGAACGCTATCAACTTTGGTGGCAGCTCGCTGACCCTTGGTGGTCTTGACCTTCTCATCGACATGGTTGAGTCCAACGTCGCTGAGCCCGTTGAGAACTCCGAGTGGATGTTCCTCATGTCGCCCGCTGCTAACAGCCGTCTGTCGCAGTTGCTCATCAACCAGCAACGCTTCATGGATCAAGTTGAAATTGCTGCTGGTCTTATTGTTCCCACCTACCGTGGTGTTCCCGTGATCAAGTCTTCGTTCTTGTCGCCTCGCACCAACCAGATGGGCACCGTAACTCAGGCCACCTCGGGCGTTTCGGGTACCCTGAACGGCACCTACGGCTACAAGGTTTCGGCTGTCATCGCTCGCTTCGGTGAAATTCAGGCTTCGGCTGTTGTTTCGTCGTCGCCTTCGACCGGTGGCGTGAAGCTCAGCTTCTCGACTCCTATTGGACCTGAAGGCTCACAGCCTACCCACTACAAGGTGTACCGCACCGCCGCTGGTGGCTCGCAGTCTGTGAACACTAACTTCACACTTATCGGCATCGTTGACGCCAACTACCTCGACAGCACTGGCAACATCTGGGCTACGACTACTATCATCGACAGCGGCTCTGCCCTTGTCCCTGGTAACGGCACCAACGCCATTGCAACTGCGCCTACGGCCTACTACTACCAGAACGCTTACCTCAACCCGTTGACTTCTAACGGCGAGCAGAGCATCTACCTCATGTCCCGTGACCCCAACTACATCGTGCGCCCATTCGTGCGTGAGATGCAGCCGGTCAACGTGTACCCGACCACTGCTTCGCCTGACAGCCTGCCCTTCGCATTCGTTGCGGACACCACGCTTGCTGTTCGTGCGCCTAAGTACATTGGTCGCCTCGCTAACGTCGCTTCGGCACTCGACAAGACCGCTGGTAACGGCATCCTGCCTACCAACACGTCTTACACGCCGAACTTCGTGATTGACTAATCAATTAGTCACGGCATCACTCTGGGCTAGGTAGTCCAAATTTCCAGTGGGGCGGGCAGGTTCCCTCGTTCCTCCCCTGCCCGCTCTGCTGGATTTTAAAACGTAAAGGACATTATATGGCTTTGGTAGCTATTAAAAATTTAAAATTTAGTGGCGCATACGGTTATGTATGGACTGCCGTAGGACCCGAAGGCGCTATCGAAGTGCCCGAGCGTCTTGCTCAAGAACTCTTGGCCGTTGAAGGCGAACAATTCACACTTGTGGAAAAGTCGACAAAGAAGGCTGAAAAAGAAGTAATCACTGAGGTCGTTGAACAAAAAACCGAAGTAACAGAAACACCAGCGGCTCCGGCTGCACCTAAGCGTCGATCAACGAAGGAGTAGCAACAATGGCAAACGGGTCTTCTCAATACTCCGACCCGGCAACACTTGCCACCGTTGCGGACTTTCAACGTCGTTATCCTGAACTTGTTGTTGACCTTGAGCCATCGCTCATTGCTGACATTTTGGTTGAAGCAACTGCTCACCTCGAGGATTTAACGAGTCGACGCTTGGCACCCTTTACTGGGCACATTTACCAAGATCGTATTTACGGTATCGACCCAATGGAGTACGGCAATAACGCCGACATGCCTCTGGACATTTATGGTTCATTG